TTTGCGGGCCAAGTTACGGTGTCCGGGAAACCCGGCTGCGCCGTGACGTCACGAAGCGCCTGACGGTAGGCAGCCATCTCCGGGCTCATAGTCACATCCGACAGCGCCGTCCAGTCGGTGGCGGCCAGAAGGGTGTCGCGCTCAGCGCGAATGCCCGAGGCCCGAGAAGCGGTGCGCGCGGCGAGCTGCTCCACGGAAAGCGGGCGCACGGACGGAACGTACACCCATGCCCCGTCCACAAGGGCTGGGACAGGGGCATACTCTACGAAGTGCGTCTCCGGATCGTGGTCCGGGGCCGGGGGGCTCTTGACCTCGTACACGCCGTACTCGGCCAGAACCTCGTCGGGGATGGTCCTCGGGAAGCTGGTGTTGGGGTTGTCGCGGCGAAGCAGCCCTACGCTGTAGGGGTACTGGACGATTGCGCCGTTTGTGGCCTTGACGAACATTGTGTATCCTTTCTGTTCGCTTGACGGGTTACGCTTCGACCTGCTGCCGGATGACCTCGAGCATGATCTTTGCCTTCTTCTGCTCAAGTTTTTCCGAGGCGAGCAGGCCACGGAGTTGGCTGGAGAACTCGGAGAGCTCGGCTTGTTCTTCTTGCGACAACTTTGCGATCTCGTTCAAGGCGATGACGTAGTTGTCGATGTTGATCTGGTAGTGCATGACCTCCTGCACTCGGGCCTCGAGCGACATTTGCAGGATTTCTTCACGGGTCTTAGGTGCTTCAGTGTTTTCCACGGATTCCTCCTTCTGTGGCTATAGTATGACTCGCCCAAAGGTTACGTCACGGGTGATACCCGTTGGAAGCGTGGACGGGTCTGCGTACTTAGTACCGGGGCCTCCTCCGGAAAGTCTAGGGTAAACATAAAGATAGCTGCTAAAACTGGAAGCCATAGCCAAGTCGGAGCCTGTGTTAGACCTAAAAGCCACTGCAGTCCCAGTGCCCGCCGGAAGTACGCCCGGGTTGGTGTATTTAGTCCCAAACCCAGAGCCAGACCAAGGGTAGGCGGAGAAGAAAGGGGTTGTTATGTGTGCTACGGCGATAGCCGAGCCGTCGGGGCTGAAGGCCACTCCGCCCCCCTGTCCGGCTGGGAGAGTACTGGGGTTGGAATACTTAGAGCCAAACCCAGAGCCGGACCACGGGTAGGCCGAGACGAAAGGAGTAAGGCTATGAACAACGGCAATAGCCGAGCCGCTGAAGGCTATACCATCTGTGTCGCCCGGTGGAAGCGTTCCCGGGTTGGCGTACTTGGTTCCAAACCCAGAACCAGACCAAGGGTAGGCCGTAATGAAGGGGGTGGTTTGGTGAGATACAGCGATAGCCGAGCCGTCGGGGCTGAAAGCTATCCCGGTTCCAGAGCCCGTTGGAAGCGTGGCCGGGTTGGCGTACTTAGACCCAAACCCAGAACCGGACCAAGCGTAGGCCGCGATGTTAGGGCTGCCGCTTACTGCCAGAGCGATAGTCGAGCCATCAGGGCTGAAAGTTATGCCTCTGCCACTTCCGGGTGAAACGGCCGGGTCGGCATACTTGGTACCAAAACCAGAGCCGGACCATGGGTAGACGGTTACGCCAAATCCCGAGTCGTGGGCTACCGCAAGCGCTGAACCGTCGGGACTGAAAGCCACGCCAAAGGATGTAGATGGAGGAAGTGTGGCCGGGTTGGCGTACTTTGTTCCGAAACCAGACCCCGACCAAGGATAGGCTAAAACACGAGGAGACGCGTCGGTGACCACGGCGATGTATTCGGTATACGCGGGCTGGGCGTTGCCAACATTGGAGAAGGCCACGCTGTTGGCAGCGCTGGTTGGCAGAACGGTCGGGTCGGCGTACTTAGTCCCATACCCAGCGCCAGACCAAGGGTAGGCCGTAACGTAGGGGGCGTTGATGTGCGTTACAGCAATGCTCGACCCGTCACTGCTGAATGCAACACCGCTGCTGTTCCCAGTAGGCAGCGTGGCAGGGTCTGCATATCTTGTGCCGAACCCGGAGCCGGACCAAGGGTAGACCGAAATGAACGGGCTGACGCTGTGCGCTACGGCAACGTAGGACCCGTCTGGAGAAAAAGTTACGCCAAACCCGATGTTCCCGGGGAGGGCGGCGGGGTCTGAGAACTTGCTTCCAAACCCGGAGCCGGACCAAGGGTAGACCGAAATGAACGGGCTGGTGGTGTGTGCCACGGCCACGGCGGAGCCATCAGGGCTAAAGGCCACGTCATTGCCCGTGCCTGTAGGAAGCGTTCCCGGGTCGGTGTATTTAGTCCCAAACCCAGAGCCGGACCAAGGATAGACCGTGACGAAAGGGGTGGTTTGGTGAACCACAGCTACGGCCGAGCCGCCTGCGGTGAAGGCAATATCCTCTCCAGTGCCTGCAGGCAGCGTGGCGGGGTTGGCATACTTGCTTCCAAACCCAGAGCCAGACCAAGGATAGGCCGTGACGAAGGGGGTTACGGCATGGGCCACGGCGACAGCGGAGCCGTCGCCGCTAAAGGCTATGCCGTTGCCCGTACTTGCAGGAAGCGTTCCCGGGTTGGTGTATTTAGTCCCGAACCCAGAGGCCGTCCAAGGGTAGGCCGTGATAAACGGGGTGGTAAGATGCGCTACGGCGATGGCCGAGTCGTCGGGACTAAAAGCCACACCTCGAACAGTTCCGGGAACAGGTGTGGATGGACTGCTAAACAAACCCCCAAACCCATTGTTCCACGAGTACACCATCAAATTAGGCCAAGAGGTGACGCCTACGGCGATGGCCCTCGAACCCTGAGACGACGACGTCGCGCTGAGAAGATTTGCTCCGATCATTATGCGTTACCCACCCGAGCGCCGTACAGCACGGACCCAACCTTCCACAGGATGATAGCGGTGAACCCCGTCGTGTTCAACGTCGGCGCGGTTCCGCCGTCAGTCTTCCACGTCACAGACGGCCACGTGATTGTGTAGGCCGTGCCATCATCGATCATCAACGTCAGGCTTTCGCCCGCAACCAAGCTGTCGGTAGGGGTCGAGCTGGCCGTGAGCGTCCATGTTTGGATCGTGCCGTTGGTCGGGTCCAACGCAGGAGTGGTGCCGGACAAAGCAAAGACTGTCTGAATAATTCCGTTAGAGAAAGTCACGTCGCCGGAAGGGGCAACCCTTAGACGCTCCACCCCCGCAGTCTCCACAGTCACCGTATCAACGGCAGGGAAGCGAATGGAGGTGTTCGTATCTCCATCGTGTACAATCTTGTCGGCAATCGTCACGTCGCCTGACGCAGACACCGTGGTAAATGCCCCCGCGGCGGCGGTGGACCCGCCAATGGCGGTGCCGTTGATGGTGCCTCCCGTGATCGTCACAGAAGAAGCATCCTGCGTGGCGATGGTTCCAAGACCAAGGGAGGTTCGCGCCGTCGCGCCGCTCTCGGCAACCCAAGTCGTACCATTACCAACAATGAAGTTGCTGTCGGTAACCGCAAGAGCTGCGATGGCGGTCAGCTCAGCGTCGTAGGCCTGCACGTCTGTGCCGATGGCGAGACCAAGGGAGGTTCGCGCCGTCGCTCCGCTCTCGGCAACCCAAGTCGTACCGTTGCCGACAATGATGTTTCCGTCGGTAACCGCAAGACCCGCGATGGCGGTCAGCTCAGCGTCGTAGGCCTGCACGTTCGTGCCGATGGCAAGGCCAAGAGTCGTGCGTTGAGCAGACGCATCCGCGTCGTCGAGGATAGCGCGACCAGCCGCGGTAAGCCCCGTGGTGGCGTAGGTATCGAGCGCCGTCGTGTAGATCATCTGGTCGGCAGACGTCGTCAGGGCGGAGATCGACTGCAGCCCCGCATCGTAGGCCTGCACGTTCGTGCCGATAGCAAGGCCGAGGTTGGTCCGAGCTGTGCCCGCGTCAGACGCCCCGGTTCCACCATCAGCGACAGCCAGATCGGTAATGCCCGTGATAGAGCCGCCAGTGATCGTCACAGACGACGCAGCCTGAGTCGCCATCGTGCCGAGGCCAAGAGAGGTCCGCGCCGTCGCGCCGCTTTCGGCAACCCACGTCGTGCCGTTGCCGACAATGAAGTTTCCATTGGTGACCGCGAGTCCTGCGATGGCTGTCAGCTCCGCATCGTAGGCCTGCACGTTTGTTCCAATGGCGAGGCCGAGGGTCGTGCGTTGGGCAGAGGCGTCGGCGTCATCAAGAATGGCGCGGCCAGCAGCGGTCAAGCCCGTGGTGGCGTAGGTGTCGAGGGCCGTCGTGTAGATCATCTGGTTTGCAGACGTCGTCAGCCCAGAGATGGACTGAAGCGCCGCATCATACGCCTGCACGTCAGTGCCGATGGCAACGCCAAGGGTCGTGCGCTGAGCAGAGGCGTCGGCGTCGTCAAGGATTGCTCGCCCAGCCGCGGTGAGCCCCGTGGTGGCGTAGGTGTCCAGAGCCGTCGTATAGATCATCTGATCGGCAGACGTCGTCAGCCCGGAAATCGACTGAAGTCCGGCGTCGTAGGCCTGTACGTCTGTGCCGATGGAAAGACCAAGAGAGGTTCTGGCAGTCGCGCCGCTTTCGGCGACCCAAGTCGTGCCGTTGCCGACAATGATGTTTCCATCGGCTACTGCGAGAGCGGCAATGGCGGTGAGCTCCGCGTCGTAGGCTTGCACGTTCGTGCCGATGGCGAGGCCGAGGTTGGTCCGGGCAGTGGACGCATCCGACGCTCCAGTGCCCCCGTCCACGATAGCAAGGTCGGTGATCCCGGTGATCGAACCCCCGGTGATTTTGACGCTCGACATAGCGAAGTCAGCGGTGATGTCTACGACCGCGGCCCCTGCTCCGGTTCCGTCGGAGTACACAACCTTGGTGTCGCCGTTGGCTACAGTGACGTTGCCTCCAGAACCTTGGGTCAGGATCACGCTTTCGCCAGAGGAGTTCTTGACGATGTAGACGTGCTGCCCGTCGTTTGGCGAAATTGTCACCGTGTTCGTGCCGGAAGGGGCCCCGACAAAAACCAGAACCGCGTACTGCCCGTCCGAGAGAACCCCGTCAGAGGTGGTCAGCGTGTGGGTTGTACCTGCGAGAGAAATCACCCCAACCCCGTTCGCCAGTCGGTCAACAATCGACAGGTTGGTGTTGGTCGTTGTGCCCCAAGTGCCGGACTGTTCGCCGCTTGCAATGAGCTCAATGCCGCTGTTCGCTGTATACGTGCTGGCCATATCGCCTCCTTACGCCGCGATGTTTGTCCAAGTGGTGGACGGTGCTGGTTGCACCTCGGTCCATGAATTTATAGCATCTGTATTGACCTGCGTCCACGTCGAACCGGGAGCAGGGGTAATACCGTTCCATGAGGTGGGGGCAGAGGGCGAGACGGCTGTCCACGAGTCAGCCGCGACCGGAGTAACCTGCGCCCACGTTGTTCCGGGGGCAGGGGAAAAAGCGCTCCACGCGGTGGGCGGGGCAGGGGAAACTTGCGCCCAGACGGAGCCGGGGGCAGGAAAAAGAGTACCCCACGTCGTGGTCACCGCCGGGCTAATGGGGTCCCAATTGGTCGCTGGTGCAGGGACAATCTGGGTCCAGATAAAGACGGTGCCGACAAAGCCTGAGGCCGAGACGCCAGTCACAAGCACCGACGTGTTGAAGGGGATCGCGCCAACAACGCCTGTTGCGGAGACCCCGCTAAGCGCCACCAGAGCAGAGCCCTCAACGGCAACTGAGCCAACGGACCCGGTTGCGGAAACGCCTGTCACTGGGGCGTTGACAATATCCCCCGCCTCAACGTCACCGACAGCGCCAGTGGCAGATACGCCTGTCAGCAAGACGTCGACAAGAGTTGAGACTACGACAGTTCCAACAGACCCGGTTGCGGAAACTCCCGTGACAGGGACAAGGGCGGTGCCCGTGGCCGCAGCAGTTCCAACATCTCCCGTGGAAGCTACGCCAGTGACAGGGACAATGACAGAACCCGCGAAGACCAAGACACTGCCAACAGCGCCCGTGGCAGATACGCCCTCGACAGGGGTAACTCCGGGAACGGCTACCAAGACACTACCGACAGCGCCCGTGGCAGATACGCCCGTGACAGGGACGTCAATGAGGATTGAGGCTACGACAGTGCCAACAGCCCCCGTGGAAGATACGCCCGTGACAGGGACAAGGGCGGTGCCCGTGACAGCAACAGTTCCAACAGCCCCCGTGGCAGCTACGCCAGTGACAGGGACGTCAACCGGGATTGAGACTACGACAGTGCCAACAGCACCTGTGGCAGAAACGCCCGTGACGGGAACGTCGGTGGATGCCGCAACAGCAACAGTTCCAATCTCGCCCGTGGCGGAGAGGCCTGTGACCGGAACGTCAGCGAAGGTTGAAACCACAGCCGTTCCGGCAGTACCTGTGGCAGATACGCCCGTGACGGGAACAACGGCAGTCCCCGTGACCGAAACAGTCCCAACAGCCCCAGTGGCAGAAACGCCCGTGACGGGAACGTCGGTGGATGCCGCAACAGTGACTGTGCCGACAGCCGCCGTGGCAAAAACGCCCGTGACGGGAACAACGGCAGTCCCCGTGACCGAAACAGTCCCAACAGCCCCAGTGGCAAAAATGCCCGTGACGGGAACAACGGCAGTCCCCGTGACTGAAACAGTCCCAACAGCTCCCGTGGCAGAAACGCCCGTGACGGGGACCGTTATGACTACACTAGCTGTAAAAATGTCGCTCGAACTAAGCGGAGCGGATGACAGCGGATAAAAACCTAACATCCGGCACCTCCGTTAGATTAAGCCAGCTCCTTTAATTTAGCACAGGCCGCGCATGCGGGACAGCGAGCTTTACACTGCCTCCTCGGGCGGGGCATCCTCTTGGACGACCGTCCAGACATCCCGGACAACGCCGTCCTGAATTTCGTAGCGGCACTCAGCGCTGATAATGATCTTACCGTCATCGGCTCTTGGGCATTGAATCCGCTCAAACGGCATGAACTGAGGCGGCAGATTGTCCAAGTCCACAAAGGGAAACGCATCCCTCATGTTCGACTCTACAATAGGGTGCTCGAACGGAACGCCGTCCAGCATGCGGATAAATAAACGCATCACAAGTCCCCCGTGTTCGTTGACGGAAACGCCCTTCCGAATCCGTAGATGATCCTGACAGCGCCGCCAGCTCCGTTGGCGTGTTCGGTGGATGCCAGTTCCGAGCCTGCGGCACCGCCGCCATAGAGTCCGGGCGTCGAGCGGTTTGTGGTTGTGTTGTAGGGCCCGACCGTTGCGTTTGTGCCACCCGAGCCTCCGGTGCCTCCGGTGCCGTCGACCCCTGCTGTAGCTGAGCCAGCGCCGCCAGTTCCGTTTGCCCCCTGTCCCAAGAGCCCCACCCCGCCACCAGCACCAGCCGTAGCGGTAGAACCACTAGCGCCACCGCCGCCCGCGCCACCGCCAGTTCCGGCTCCTCCTGCCGCAGTAGTTCCCGCAGCGCCCCCAGTCCCCGCATAGCCGCCCGCGCCGCCACCGCCACCCGATCTTGTGGTAGCCGTGTTTCTTCCACCGACCCCGCCGTTGCCACCGCCTCCGGTTTGGGCAATGGGAATGTTCTGAGTGAAGGCAAAGGTTCCGCCCGTGTTAGTCGTAGCAGCGGTCGCTGAGTTTGCCCGCCCGCCACCGCCGCCCCGAACCGTCCCGGTGGTGTCGAACCAGCTGTCGCCTCCGTTGGTGGTGGTTGTCCCGCTGTTTGTGGACGTCCCTCCAGCGCCCACCGTGACCGTGTACGACGCTCCAGCTACAACCGGAATGTTGTTCGCCCAACCAAGGCCACCGCCCCCGCCGCCGTTGCCCCCGCTCGCGGTGCCAAGGCCACCGCCCCCACCTCCGATGGCAACGACGTCAACGACTGGGACAAAAGATGGGGCTACAAAAGTGTAGGTTCCGGGAGATGTGTACGCAACCTGACCTACCCGTCGAAACCAACCGTTGTACTCAGGAAGGGTGAAGATACCGCCACTGGTTCTTGCCCCGCCGTTCGACGAGTTGAGTGTTGCGGAGATAAATCCCCCCGGGGCTCTTGTCATATCAAGGCCTCACGAAATTTCTTCGTAGGAACAAACGACCTTCAGGTCGTTTGCGACGCTTGCCGTTGCACCAATCGACCGATTCTCTTCGAGATAAACGGGCGTGTCCTTGCTGATCACGATCAAGGACGTGTCCGCAGGGATGCTGATGGTGCTTGCGATCTGGATCGGCGTCCCGCCAAGAGCGGCCGCGCTGTAGAGGGAGACGGTGACGTCACAACTGGCGCTAGGGTCCACGTTCGACACGATCAAGGTGTTGATTTTAAGGACTAGATTGGAGGACGCTGCATTACTCAATACCGAAGTGGCTGCGGTTGTAGTCAAATCCGCGGTCACAGTCTTCCCGATAATGCTCGTCACGTTGACAATGTTTGGCGCAGCCATCGGTTATCCCCCTATCCAAACACAAGAGCCATGGCGACGGCTCTCCCAGTATACACCGCCCTCTTGGCCGGGAGTGTTGTGAAGACGCTCTTGGTCCCCGCTGCAAAGGTCACCACCAACCCACTGTTGGATGAGGACAGGATGACGTCTCTGGACAGGGTAGACCCCGACAAGGTGTACGTGCCGATGCCAACTTCCCACGCACCGGAGGTCCCGTCCGTAATCGTGTAGTACGTGGTGTGGCCGTCTCCAACCCCAGCGGAAAAACTCTGGAACCCTGCCACAGCTCCCGCCAAAGCAAAAGTACCAGTCCCCGTCGTCGTCGAGCTTTCAAGTACCCTATCGGACAGGACCAGAGACACAGCCTACCCCCACGATTAAGCGATGCGGATGATGGCGTTGGTAGCGTCTGCCGTGGGGAACTGGATGGTGAACGTGCCGCTTGTCGACGTTTTGTCCGAGCCGAAGTCGAGCACCACAACCGTCGGGTTGGTGTAGGTGTGCGCCGGGGTCGTGTTGTAAATAAGAGCGCCTCGCGCCGTGATGGTGGCCGAGGTGAACGACAGGTCGGCAAAGTCCGTGAACGCCGTGGTTCCGGAAGTTACGGGAGAGACGTTGGTCAACGTACCGCCGCCAGCGGTGTACGACCCCGAGGCAGCGACCTCGTTGGTGGCGGTGTATGCGGTGGTTGCAGCGGTGAACGAGGCGCTGTTGGTGTACATCGCCAACTTGAAAGTGTCGCCGCCCGTGAGACGGAAATCGTGGACGCCCTCGAGGAGCTCGTCCTTGAAGCTGGTGCACATGAAGTTGCCAGTGAAGGCCATCTCAAAGTCTCCTGATCTGTTGAGCCATGTCAGCCGCTCCGGCCTGCTCAAGTTTGGTCACAACCGTCGCCCGGTCCTGTTCTGCGGCCATCCTAACATAGTGCAGGACGACGGCCAACATCTGCTCTTTGAAGGCGCGGGCCTGCATGGCGATCTCTGGCGGGGCTGAGTCGGAAACCCGGATAAGACGGTCAACACAAAGCTCAGCGATCTGCTCTGGGCTGTGCCCCCCGTTGGAGGACGTCATGACGCTGACGGAGCCGGGGGCGGACATGGCAGTAAACATTATTCTTTCGCCCTCACAACCATGCCTTTGCGGTATTCATCGGTGACTTGCTTGGCTTCGCCCAGCATCTTGAGACCAAGCAGAGATTCTTGAAACCGCTTGTCGTAGCTGGCCAGCAAGTCGGGCTCGCCTTTCAGGAACAGGTATGCCTCGATCATTGCGCCGTAGAACAGGGTCAGTTCGGCGTTGACGCTGAGCCACGTGGTCCCACTGTCCGATCCGGCCGTCAAGCTGGTAGGGCGGTAGAAGTAGTGAAGCTCCATCGAATACGCCGAGTTCGGGGCTGGGCCCAAGATGAAGTTCTCGTTGTCAAACTGGGCGTAGTACCGGGGCGCTCCGGTCACAGCCACGTCCGGAGCGTACTCCTGCACGAAGCTGACGTCCTTGAACTCCGCGAAGATTTTATCGTTTCCGCCGTCCGTGTAGGACAACGAGAACGGCGCAAGGAAATCCGACGGGCAAGCGAGGAACTGGTTCCCAGACGTTGCGTTGGCCGTGACGTTCCTGCGGAACAGGTTCAGCTGGACGTTCTTGAGGATGCGCTCCTCCGACAGGCGGATGAAGAGCGGGAGGTTATTGACGAAGGTAGTCTCCGAGGTCTCGAGATAGTCCTGCAGAGCCTGCTTCAGTTGGCCGTAAGTGAAGCTCATGATGTGGTTACCGTAACCCTTCCAACCGATCCCGTGATCGGTCCTGCGAGGTGTGGAAGCGGAGGAAAGACCCAGTCTCCGGCATTGACATAGACATGCCCTGCCTCCGGGTCTGGGCGAGGATTGCGAAGCGCCTGCGGGTCAGGGTACGCCTTTGGCGGGAACAGCTGCGGATGCTTTGGGTCGTACTCGTCGGGGCCGACGAGAAGCCCCGTCCACTCCTTACGCATGTCGCGCAGCCGGAAGCGGACGCCGGAGCGGTCAGAAATACCCCAAGCATTTTTTCCACTGGCGTATGGCATCAGAACCTCAGGTAGGCCACATCAGGCTGTAGCTTCAACGGCACCCGATCTTCGTCTTCCTCGGCCGCGCGCGTGAACTCTTCGTCGTAGATCGCCTTGAGCATTCCCATGCGATCCGGGGCCCGCTTCATGGCGAGGTAATAAGCCAAGCCCGCGACCATGCAAGGATAGAACCGCCACGGCATGTCGGTGGTGTTCTGCAGGGTTCCTGCGTCCTCGATGCGGCGGACGTAGTAGTAGATCAACTGGTCGGTCGAGTTCTCAGGAACCTGCCAAAGGCTGATCTTCGGGGCGATCTGGCGGTCGTAGTAGAACTGCGACGGCCGCCCCTGCGTGGTCTTGTTGGGCAGAAGGAAGAAGTCCCCGCGGCTGATGCGCTCGACTTCGTAGTCCGTGCCGTCCCGACGAAGAACCATCTCAAGGATGTCCGCGTGGTCGGCGTTGACCGTGTAGGTCGCGACACCAACAGTGACGGTGATCGTGGCTTGGTTCACGGTCCACAGGTTCAGGCCGCGGTTGGCCCACTCAGCGAACATCAGGTTCAGGGACCGCCGTGCCGTGCGCGCGTCGTAGCCTGTGCGGACTTCAAGCCCGCACCGCTCATACGCCTCTTCGATAAGCTCGCCGACGTCCAGATTGAACGTCCGGGTCCCTGAGGTTGCCATGGTTTACTTCTTGCCCTTTTTGACCACTGCGGGCTTCATGCCCATGGCCATAGCCTTGCGCGGGCTGATCATGTCAGCCGAGCAGCCCTTGCCGCCCTTCTTGCCAGCTTTCATCATTTCTTCCCCTTCGCTGTTTTGGCGGACTGCCGAAACGCTTGTGCGGTCGGTGCGCCCTTGGTTCCCGGTTTCCGCATCTTCTCGTCAGAGCCTGCGGCGATGCGCTTCCGCTTGGCGTTGATGTTAGCATACAAGCCAGTCTTTGCCATCCTCTTCCCTCCGGGATTCTCGATCTGTTGGGACATGCTACCACGGTTCATGTCAGCAGTTCCACGCCCTAAGCGACAGCGCCTTTCGGGTGGGCTTGCCCTTCTCGTCTTTCATCGGGCCGGGCATTCCGCCCATGCGGGCGCAGAATGACTTGCGCCGCCCCTTGTCCTTGTCCGTCTTCGGGTTGGGCGCAGGGGGTTTGAGATTCATCCCCTGCGCTTTTGCCGAAGCTCGGCCTTTGGCATTCAACCCGCCTTTTGGGTCCTTACCCTCTTTGCGGGTCCATGCTGGGGTTTTGCCCATTGTCGAAGCCTTACGACCAGAAGAACGTCGCAGCCGTGATGTTGGTGGCTGTGGCGACATGGATGTCCGAGGAAAACAGGACGCCTTCCTCTGGGATGTAGACGTTGTGCGTGGTGCTAGTCACGAGATCGACATCGACGGTTGTTGCCCCGCCATCGCCGTCCGTGAGGGTCAGCCGCCCAGCTCCCGCGCCCGTGGTTACGAGGATCATGCGGAGACGGGAGCGCCCGACTGCGAGCGCCCCCGTCCCTGTGACCCGCTTTGATTTTACGTCAGAACCGGCCATCAGGGCCTCCTATTACGGCAGTTCGTGGGCTTGGACGTAGCGAACCGTGAGGGTGCCAACGCCAGCGCCAGTGTTGGCAGACTTCACGAAGATGCGAACATCGGTCGTTCCAGTGTCATCCCAGTTGGCCGTGCGAGTTGCGTCAGTGCCGGGGCTCAGGCCTACAAGGCCGACGGGCATTGCGGTCAGAGCGACAAGCTCAGTGGCCGTTGCGGTCTCGCCAACGCTCAGGGTCGTAGCAACCCCGTCCCACGCCACAGTGTTCAGCATCTGGATGTTAATAATGTGGCTGTTCGCAGGCAGAACGATCTCGGTTCCGAGAGCGGTTGCGGTAGCGGCTTGTGTGATAGCGACCACCTGAGCCATGACCACGGAGCCGACGTTCTTGACGTTGGTGCCCAGCGTGGTGCCAGTGGTGTTGGCAATGTTGCCTGCCCGGATCGGGCCTGAAAAAGTAGTCTTGCCCATTATGAGCTCCTTGCACGAAGTTTAGCCGCGCCGTCTGTGCAACGTCAGGAAGGGCACCCTGTCTGCGTGGCCGTTTAGCCCTTGGCGAGAGTGTACACGGGGTGCCCCTAAAAGGAAAGGGCGAGGTTTCCCCCGCCCTCCCTGTCAACCGTTCTCGAGCGATTAGGCCCCGGTGGTGCCGAACACGCAGCGCGGGTCCGAGAAGCCGAACGAGTAACGCTCACGCGCCTTGTAGCGCATGTTGCCCGTGTCGAAGTCAGCTTCCATGCCAGTCGAGAGCGCAGTGCGCTCGAAGTGGATGAAGCCGCGCGGTGCGTCCGTCTTGATGAAGTACGCATCCGGGTCGGTCAGGAAGTCGTTGACGGCGTAGCCTTCCGGCAGCAGGCCCATCGAACGGATGGCGTTCACGTCGTTGTCGGCGGTGCCGACGCGGAGGTTCGAAACCATCAGACGCTCAGCGACGAACTGCAACTGACGAGGAATCATCAGCTTCAGGCCGCGAAGAGCCACTTTCAGACCGCGTTCGTCCACGAACCCAGCGATGTTGATCAGAGCGTCCTCGAGCGAGGTTTCGTTCAGGTCGGCATCGGTGGTGGGCTTGTTGGCGAAGGTCGAGCCATTCACCAGCGGGTGGTTGGTGGCGCAGAGAGCCACGCCGTCGCCACCAGCCGAAGCACCCGCCGTGAAGGCGTTGTTCAGAATGGCAGCAGCTTTCACCTGCTTGGTGTGAGCCATCGAGCGGGCAAGGGCACGGGTGTAACGGCTGCCGAGGCGGTCGTACAGGTTGTCCTCGATGGCTTCCTCGGTGATCGAGAAGGCCAGCGCGATGGTCTCATGGTTGTACCGAGCGGTGTAGGCTTCCTGTGCATCGTCATACGAGATGCCCGAGCCTTCCGATTTGGTCGGTGCTGATCCGAACCCGGACAGCATGACCTCTTCCTCGAATGCACGATCCGAGGACTCGGTGGTGAAGATTTCAGCATGCTGGTTTTCATACCGAGCATACTCCATGCCGAAGAGAGCATTGAGACCGGGCTCAAGCTCTTTCGCAAGTTGTGCGCGCGAAATTGCCATGGGTCAGTCTCCTTATGCCACCGTACCTTCAGAATCAGCCTGAAGGAGTGCATGGTTGTTGAACATCACGATCATCTGGATGCCTGCAGCCGCGAAGTCTTGGCTGGTCGGATCATCGTAGATGCCGAGAATTTTGAGCGGAAGCGACGCGTTCGAAGCATCGAGCGTAGCCACATCCATGGCAGCCGACGATTGACCCGTGGTTGCCGAGCCCGAAGTGCCCGAGTCAAACTGGGTGTTCTCGAAGATCGCCGCACGAGCCGTGGCCCGGTTGGTGAACGTCGCGTCGGTTGCGATGACAAAGCGCTGGGTGGGGTTGTCATAGACATACCCAACGATGTCAAAGTTGGTGTTCGCGCCGGAACCGGGCCAGTAGTTCGACCAAGTTTTCTTTCCAGTCACGGACGAGACGTACTCGCAGCCAGCGAATGCGCCGATGTGCTTATAGGTGTCGCCGGAAGCCGAGCCAGTGATAGCGATATCGCCACCATTGACCGCAATAACCGGAGAACCGTTGTAGATCGCAGAAGCGCCCGAAGCGATAAAGTACGCGTTGGTACCTTGGCTGTTGGGAGCGCCCCCTGCGAGGTTGATCGGGCGAAGCCCGAACGCACCAGACGAGTTAGGCATAGACGTTGCTCCTTATCAGTCGGACGATTTCCGTCCGCCAAAAGATACCCTGCTTTGCCGAGATTGGTTAATCGGCATCGAGGGATGTTGCTCTTTCATCAAGTCCTGATCAACAGCGTCCATTTGTTCGCGGGTCCGGCCCCCGTAGTACGCGGTTCTTTCTTGGGCTGTTTCGACAGGTACACGAGTCAGAATCAGACCGCCGTTACCAATGACCCCGGCATGCTTGCCGTCTTCAATGGTAGGAGCTTGGTACCCCGGATGCTCATCCGCCCGGACAGGCTCGTAGCCTTGACGCAGTCGGTTGAACACGTTGCCCTTGTCTTCCTCTCCCCGGATGGCCGAGCGCACCCAGCGGTGCTTGAAGCCTTCAGGGGCGGGAGGAGCGTCAAGAACACTTGGAGGAGCCCAAGGCTTGCGGCGAGTATCTGCCTCGCGGGTAGTATTGGTGCGGGTATTGCGATCCATCTTCTCAGTCCTTCACATATTTGGCGTATTCTTCCAACGGAACATTCAGCCGCTTAGCGATGGCGACCTGAGACGGGGACAACCGCACTGTTCGGCGCTCCTGTGTCGTGCTGCGGGATGCGGAGTTGCCAGCAGGGGCGACCTGACTTCCTCCACCCGGTTTGCGAGCCGCGAACTTGTGCGGAAATTCCGTCCGAAGTCTGCGGTCGATCTCAGTATAGTACTCATTTGAACTCGGGTCAAAGCCTTCGTCCTCAACGAGCGTCTGGTGAATGGCGATTGCCGCAGTTGTCATGATGCGGTCTTCGCCAAACCACTTGTTCTTTTCGGCCCAGCCCTGAGCCTTGGGGTCGGGCTTGACCTGAGGGGCTGCCTGTTGCTGCGGAGCCGGGGCTTCACGCTCGGCCTGCTGCGCGCGGGCAGGAGCTGCCTCGGAACGCTGCTTCGCTGTGGCATAGCGCTGCTTTTCCAAGACGATCTTGGCAAGGTCCTCTTGGGCCGACATCATTGCGTCGGCATCCCCAGACTCGTAGGCAACCCGGTATGCACCTTTCACAAGGTATTCTTGGTGCTCGAGCCGTGCGCCGTACTCCGTCAGATACCCCGTGTCGAGGGCCTGAACGCGGCTCTTGAGCTGGTTGTTCTCTTCCAGAAGCTTCTGGGCAATCCGGGTCGCTTCCTCGCGGTCCCTCTGCTCCTTGCGGTACTTCTCGGTGATCCGGCCGATCCGAGCTTGGACCTTGGTGCTGTACGACGAAAGTTCGTCGTCATCGTCACCAGAAGCCTGTTGCGGGCTGGTCTGGCTTTCTCCGGACTCTTCGGTCTCAATGATGATCTCGTTGCCGACGTCATCGTCGTCGTTTTTCTCTACGCTCATGTTGTTCCTCACACGTGTTGTACGTCGTCGGGTTCAAGGATCGTAGCGATGACCTCATCGTCATTGATGATGCGGACCTCGCCTCCGTCAATCTTGAATCTCGAGCCAGCATAGCGGCCGATGCAGACCCACTGTCCTTCTTGGCACCACGGCTCTGCGTTGTCCCCGAACTTGTTCGGGTCCTTGTAGGCCAGCGGCCCAAGGCGCATGACGTAGGCCACGACAGTGGCCAGCGCTTCACGGTCACGGACCTGATCAGGGATGATCAAGCCGCCGTCGGTCTTTGCCTTACCCTGATAGGGCATGACAAGAATCCGCCAGCCTGTCGGTTGGGGCAGGCGGTCTACCAAGGGCTTGTCGAGGAGTTCGGGGTCGAGGACGCGGTCCTCTGCTTTGACGTAGGCGGCCTGAGCAGACACGGGCTCGCTGGCCGCCTTGGTCTTGTTGATGCGTTCCACAAGGTGGTCAGGAAGATAAAGCTTCGAGGGCATCTTCTGTTGTTCTCTCCAGCAGGGCTCGAAGTTCTTCTCTGGCAAAGGCGAGGCCCCGTATCTCGCCAACCATACTCTGGTACTGCTCCCAGTTCGCGGGAGAACCCGTAGCAACCATCTCGGCGATGTCCTGCTCGCGCTCCCTTAAAACCTTATACAGCGCTTTCGACAAGCTAACAACATCCATGCAAGAACCTCCGCATAAGTTTCTTGTTCATCGCATGAAAGTGACGTCCTGTCACCTCAGAAAACGCCCAGAAACCTCTGCGGACGAGCGGCGTCACTGAAGCGGCTGTTGACCATTCCGCCCACGGCGTAGCGTTTTTTGCCCGCCTTGGACAAGGCGATGGCGACCGCCTGCTTCTGCGGGCGGCCCTCCTTGACCAGCATGCTGATGTTCGAAGACACGGTCTTCTGCGACTTTCCAGACTTCAACGGCATCAGAAAGCCCTCTGTTTTGCCATGGACGACTGGCGTTGGACCTCGATGCGCTCGCGGTTTACCTCGTTGCGCTCGTCGGCGATCTGCTCTTGCAGCTCCAAACGGGCAGCGTCGGTGGTTGCGCGCTGCTTCTGGTTGGCGGCGTCCAGCAAAAGCTGGGCCTTTTCCATCTCGGTCTTGCGGTCTTCGGCCTTGTTCTTCAGCTCGAGTTCCCGCATGCGGATCATTACCAGCGGGTCGGCCATCGGATCGGGGCCCTGCGGAGAGATCATCGGCATCAGCTCGTCCATCAGCTCTTTCTGACGAATGGCCACAAGCTGCTCGACTTGAGCGGGGTCCTGCATCTGCTGCTGCGCCTGCATCACCATGCGCTGGACCATTTGCGGGTTAGCTTTCCCGGCCATGGCCTGAGCCTCTGCCGACTGCATCAGCTGCATGATCTGGTTCTGGACGTCGTTCCGAGCCTTGAGGGCAATGTGTTCAAGCACGTGGGCGTAGAAGACGCCCATAGCCGTCGGAGACGTGGAAACCAGCGGGGTCTTCATAAAGGCCACGTGGAGCTGGATGTGGACGTCGTGCAGCTGATCGGGGAAAGCCTGCGCCAGTTCGCCCATCAGGATACGGGCGTTCTCGGTCACTGGATCAGTGGGCTGCGGCTCCGGAGGAGGAGGCAGGATTTCCTCAATGTTCTGGACCTCAAGGGCCTGATACATGCGACGGAAAGCGGCATGCAGATTGTGCATCTGCGGTGCCGACTGAGCAAGTTGAAGCTGGGTCTGGGCCAACGTGACGCGCTGCGCCATCGAGAAGATGTTCGGATCGCTGACCGGAATCACATCGACCCGGTCGTCGAAGTCTGCCGCGAACACCGTCCGCTCCGCCCCGGCAATCTCGTAGGGGTACTCCTGCGGAAGGTTGTCTGCAAAAATGCGCGCAAGGATACGGAACTCGGTCTTCTGTGCGTAATGGAGGCGCTTGTGGATCGCCGACATGACCTTCATGCCGCGCTCGAGAAGAGCAACGGTGGTCCCGACCGGGGCCTCTTGGTTCATGTTTCCGGTCTTTTCGTCTGCCAGCGAGATGAAGCGACGGCCAGCGTCGATCAGGCTGCCAAGCAATTGGGCCAGCGTTGCGCTCGGCTCCTTGTACGGCAGCGGCATGATCGAGTTGCGGAGGTCCCCACCGGGGGCGTCGATGTCGCGGAACTCGCCCGGGCGGATCGGCTCGTCGCTGTTGCGGACCCTAATACCCTTGGCCTTAAAGCCGCCCGGAAGGTTCGCCAAGGTGCCCGCGTCAATCAACTGACGCAGGATCGACGTAGCAGCACGGCCGAGGCCGCCGATCATGTGGATCAGACCGAAGCCGTAGAAGCCCAGACCCGGCATGAACTTGTAGTGGACGAAATACTGGCGCTTCTTGGCAAGCTCCGTCCCCTCTTCGAAGTTGCGGCGGATCGACAATACTTTGGAAGACGACCTGTCGATGGTTACGATGTACGGGAGCTCGATGCCTGTGGGCTCGCCCTCTGGGTCAAGGTCCTCGAAGCCCTCGATGTCGAGGTTTACGTGCATCTCAAGCAGCGTGTAGGTCTTGTCCATGTATGTCTTGGACGTGCCCTGCAGCTCGTCAACCTTCTCGCGCACCTGATCGACGGGCTCGTCGCTGGCAATCAGGTCAATGTCCCGGTACATCCCGGCGACCTGCATCTTGCGGATTTCGTTCTTATCCATCCGCAGGCGGTGCGTGACGCGCGGCGTCGTGTAGAGGTCCGTGGCCATGTACGGAACAACGACGTCCTGCGCCGGGATGAACTTGGCCACCGCGCGCTGCAGACCCACGTCCCAGTAAACCTTCTTGAAGCAGGAACCTGAGAGGGGCAGATAGAACAGAAGCTGGTCCATGTCCGGGTCATATTCTTCCATGACCTCGGTGATCTCGTAGTTCATGAAGTCCCGGACCCGGGCCGCCTGAGCCTCGCGCTCTGGGTCCTGCAGGCCCATGACGCCAGTCTTGACCGGGCCGCCTGCGGGAAGGAGCTCCTTGTAGGCCTGCGCCTGAAACTGGGTGACGGACTCGGAGATGAGCGGGTGGGTCACGCCCGACGCGCCTTGGAAGGGCTCGGTGCGCTCGATGGTCTTGACGCCGAGAAGGTCGAGGCCCTTGGTGTAGGCCTCTTCCCATTCTTCGCGGGACAGGAGATCGTCTTCGTAGGCGGCCGTCAGGTCAGAGGCGATCTCGCCAAGGTAGGAATCCTCGAGGTATTCGGCGAGGTTGGCGTCGTGCGGGATTTGGACCTCGGCCTCCATAGCCATGAGCGCATCCGCAACAGCCTGCACCATCGCGCCGCCGTCCTCGGTCTCCGTGACAATCGCCCCACCCGAGAAGTCCTCGGCACCGGGCATCGAGAACTCGACCTGCGGGACGTCCTCGTCCATGCCGCCCTGCATGAAGCCGCTATCGGTCAATGAACCTGCCATACGAGGTGCGACAGCCATCAGTAGTACTCCCGTTTGCGTGGGATAGGATCATCCCCTACGTCTTCGCCTTCAAGTGCCACAAATCCGCCCTGACGGAAACGCATTAGAGCCAGCGTCATGCTATCACAAAAGTCGTCATGATCGCCATTGGGAAAAGAAGTCACTTCTTCGATCACGTCGTCCGCAAAACTCTTGGCTTCTGGAGCCCATACCATACCCGCTTCGAAGAGCGGAGCAACCATGTGCATCCGGCTCACCTTGTCACGCCCGCCGCCCCGACCTCCCGGCGAAAAACCAAGGGCAGGGATGTTCTTCAGGCGCAACTCGTCAATAAGCGGCTGACCCGTGGCCTTCGCTTCGACGAGAACCATGTCAGGCTGCCAGTATTCATGCTCGTCGAAGGCGACCTGTTTGAGCTCCGGAAAGCTCCATCGGCCCCGCTGCGCGTCGAGCAGGATGATGTGGTCAGGGCCGTCTATCTCCGGTTTGAAGATTCCCCACGTCGTGATCGCCGAGTAGTCGGCGCTCTCCTTCTTGGAGAAGGCCGTATCGTAGGCCTGAAGGACGTAGTCCAGACGAGGGATGTCTTCCTTCTCCCACATGCGCCACCAGTCCTTGCGGATGATGCCCGCGTCGGAAGTCGTCGGCTGTTGCTGCCACTGAGCCGACCACTTGGCCGCCGGAAGCGAGGCCTTGATCGACAGGAGCGCGTTCTTTTCCCAGAACTCCGGCCAGAGCGGATCGCCCGACGGCATGATTGCCGGGAACTCCACGACCTCCCACTGGTCCGACATGATGTCCGAACCCTGAGCCTGAAGCAGGCGGCCCGTCAGGTCTTTCTTACCCCAGCGGGTCATAACGACGATGATCGCGCCGCCGGGCTGCAGACGCTGGCGGGGGCCAGAGGTGTACCACTCGTAGGCGTGGTCAAACGCCGTCTCGGACAAGGCGTCCTGTTCAGAGTGCGGGTCGTCGATGATGAAGAGATCGGCACCGCGGCCCGTCACGGCCGCGCCCACGCCCGCAGCGAAGTATTCGCCAAGCTGGTCTGTCTGCCATCGGCCCGCGGACTTTGAGTCTTCCTTGAGGTTCGTCTTCGGGAAAATCTCTGCATACTGAGGGTTGTCGATCAGGTCTCGGACCTTGCGGCCGAAGCGGACGGCAAGCTCTGTGTTGTGCGTGGCCTGAATGATCTTGAGCTTCGGGTTCCGGCCAAGGAACCACGCAGGCATCAGATATGACGCGAACTCCGACTTCGAGTGGCGAGGCGGCATGTTGATGATCAGGCGCTTGAGCTCCCCACGCGCGACGCGCTCGAGCTTTTCGGCGATGATCCGATGATGTCGGCCCTCGATGAAGTTCTCGTAGACGTGGTGGGCAAACGCCATGAAGCTGTCCTGCGCCTTCTCGCGCAGGTCCAGCTTCCGTTTCGCTTCTGTCAGCAGAAGCAGCTCTTTGAGGGCTGCTTCTGGGAGGGTGTCGAGACTCATCTATCTCTGTCTTTAGGTGGCTTAGGGGGTGGG